TAAAATAAAGGTTTTTTGTTGTCTTGGCTCAAGCTAATGTAAAAATTGCTGTAGACGCTACGAGCGCAGTTAATAAACTTCGGCAAGTAAATCAAGCTTCAAATAAATTATCAAACACACAAAAAAATTTAAAAAATCGTCTTGATAAGTCAAATCGGTCAATTGATAGGTCTGGAAGGGCTGCCGCTAAAGCAAGCGGAGGAGTAAACAAACTTGTTGGTGCTGTTAGGAACTTAGTAATTGGATTTGCTGCAATTAAAACAGCACAGTTTGTCTTTGTAAAAACTGCCGAATTAGAGACTCAAAGAAAAAGTCTTGAAGTCTTAACAAACTCTCTTGAAGATACGAACCAAATAATTAGAGAACTTCAAGCGTTTGGCGCAGTAACGCCTTTTACTAGCTCTGAACTCATAGAAACAACAAAACGATTAAAAGCGTTTGGATTTGAAACAGAACAGCTTGTAGATGTTACAAAAAGGCTTGCTGATGTTGCGGGTGCGACAGGAGCCGATCTTGGCGGTATAGCAACAGCCTTTGGACAAATACAGGCCAAGGGTAGATTGCAAGGGGAAGAATTGCTTCAGTTACAGGAAAGAGGCGTTAACTTGCAAGATGAGCTAATTGATATGTATGGTCTTACAGCCGATGAATTTAGAAAGGCTTTAGAAGGTGGTAAATTTAGCGCCGATGCCGTCAATATAGCTCTACAAAACTTAACAGATGCGGGGGGAAAATATGCTAATGGAGCAATTGCGCAAAGTGATACCTTAAATGGCCGTTTAAGTACATTACAAGATTCGATTGAAACTCTTGCAAGAACTATTGGTGAAGATTTAGGAGATGAAATTAAAGCAATAATAAATCTTGGCATTAGGGGAGTTCAATCAATAAATAGATTTATAGAACGAATATCTTTTGGAGGTAAAGGGGTAAAAGCTGATTTAGACGCCGCAAATGTAGCGAGAAGAGAGACTCAAGAAAAATTCAATTTAGGCAGATTTAGCAGGGTCACAGGAGTTGGAGTTGACAAGGAAATAAGTGATTTTTTCAAAGAAAGAAAAGAATTTAACAGAGAAGCTAATTTAAATATTTTAAGAGCCGCAGAAAAAGATGTTTTTACCATTGGAGGAATTAAATATGATGCAAATATGGTTCCAATACCAAATCAGCCTGCGCTTGAAGAAACACCTTTACAAAAACAAGAGAAAAAAACTTTAGATAAAACTGATCTACTTAATAACAAACAAAAGAAGGAAACAAGTGAGTATGAAAATCAATTAAAACTTATTACAAGAAAAAATGAATTATTAACAGCAAGATTAGAAGGCAATGAATTAGAAATAGAACAAAAACATAGAGAAATAGATTTAATTGAGCAAGTTGGAGTTATAGAAGCAAAAAGTATATTAGACGCTGAAGAAAAAAGTAGAAAATTAGAAGATCAAAACAGGATTCTTGATCGACAAAAAGAAATATTTACACAAATTGGAGATAGTATTGCAACAGGTGTTTCTGATGCTTTAGTCGGTGCAATTATGCACGCACAATCACTCGGAGAAGCAGCAAAAGGTATACTTAATGATATTGGCTCACAACTGTTAAGACTTGGTATTAATACTGCACTGAAAGCTACAGGTTTCGGTATATTTTCTAATTTACCGGGGTTTGCAAATGGTGGAAGGCCACCTGTCGGGAGGGCTTCAATCGTTGGAGAAAAAGGGCCGGAGCTTTTTGTTCCTAGTTCTGCGGGTACTATTATCCCAAATGATCGAATAGGCGGTGGCGTGACAAATAATATTGTTGTTAATGTAGACGCATCAGGTTCTAATGTAGAAGGAAATGAACAAGAAAGTAGAGAACTTGGTCTTGTTCTTTCCGCTGCTATTCAGGCACAATTAGTTCAAGAAAAACGCCCGGGAGGTTTACTTGCATAATGGCTACATTTCCATCATTTACACCTACTTATGTCGGATTTAGTAAAAAATCATCACCAATAAAGAGACTTGTACGTTTTGCAGATGGTTATGAACACAGAGTCTTATTTGGTTTAGCAAGTCATCAAAGTCCAAAAGTATATAACTTGGAATTTAATGAATCAGAAGAAAATGCTGATGTTATTGAAGCATTTCTAGAAAGCAGAGAAAACGACCAAGAAAGTTTTACTTTTACACCACCGGGCGAAGGTATATCAAAGACAGGCACTTATTCACAATCATCAACAACAATCACAGTTACGATCACAAAACATGGGATTGCTATTGGTAAAACTGTAACTCTTGATTTTACTTCTGGTTCTGCAACAGATGGAACATTCATTGTCGCAACAGCCGCAGATCAAAACACTTTTACCGTAACAGCTTCTTCAAGTGGAACAAATAGCGGAAATGTAACTGCAACTGTATCAGGTGCAAAAAAATTCGTTTGTGAAGGTTATACAAAAACAATACCTTACAATAACAGAGCAAAAATTAGTACAAGTTTTAGAGAGGTATTTGAGCCGTGAGTAGTAGTGTTATTAGTGATATTCAATCAATAAATCCTTCATCAATTATTGAATTATTTACTCTTACAACTACTTCTGCTTTGCATGGTTCTGCTACAACATATAGATTTCATGCTGGTTCAAGTTTAAATTCTAATGGAGAGATTGTATGGGCTGGCAATACTTACCAAAGATTTCCCGTACAGGCAGAGGGCTTCGCATATCAAAAAGGCCAAATTCCAAGACCAACTCTTACTGTAAGCAATGTTCTTGGAACTATTACATCAATTCTTCTAACAGTTAACCAAACGACAACAGGAAATGATCTTACTGGCGCAACCGTTACAAGAATAAGAACTCTTGCAAAATTTATTGATGCTGTTAATTTTGCTGGAAATGTAAATCCTTATGGTACACCTGACCCAAACGCAGAATTTCCACAAGAAATATATTCTATTGATAGAAAATCACAAGAAACGAGAGATGTAGTTGTTTTTGAATTGGCTGCCCCTATTGATCTTATTGGTGTTCGTGCGCCAAAAAGACAATGTACAAGGGCTGAATTTCCTAGCATTGGATTAGCTGTTTGATGACTTGGAAAGATGACGCATTGCTACACGCAAAGGAACAAGACCCAAAAGAATCTTGCGGTCTTTTATTAAATATTCGCGGAAAAGAAAAATATTTTCCTTGTCAAAATTTATCAATAACTTCTCATCAATGCTTCATAATGAATCCAGAAGATTTTGTAAAAGGGGACGAACTTGGAGAAATTATTGGAATTGTTCACTCGCACCCGATCACACCGCCTGTCGCTTCAGAAGCCGATAAAATAAGCTGTGAGGATTCAAATTTGCCTTGGTATATTGTCAACCCTAAAACTGAACTTTGGGGATATTACGAGCCTTGTGGATTTAAAGCGCCTTTACTTGGACGCCCTTGGGTTTGGGGTGTTTCTGATTGTTTAAGTTTGGTAGAGGATTGGTATTTGCAAGAAAAAGGAATTTCTTTTAAAAAAGCTACAAGGCCATTAACACCTCAAATATTTCACGAAAATCCACAATCAAAAGAAGATGGGGATTTTAATAATTATTTAATTACAGCGGGTTTTCGTTCATTAACACCAAATGAAAAACTAGAAAATGGAGATGTTTTGGCAATGAGTATTTTAGGTAAAGGTTTAAATCATGTTGGAATTTTTATAGATGGTGATGTTTTACATCATTTAGGCGATAGACTATCTTGTAAAGAACCATACAATCCTTGGTTGTTAAAATGTACAGGGGGTCGGTATCGTTATGATGCGTAAAATAAAACTGTATGGAGAACTGGCAAAAATAACAGGTCATAAAGAATTACAAGCTGTTGTAAATACAACAGCGCAGGCTGTAAGTTTTCTTATTAATAATTTCCCAGAATTAGAAACTCACATGGCAAATAAATATTATCAAGTGTTATTAGGGGAAGATAATTTAAATATAGATGAATTACATTTTCCAGTTGGTCAATCTGATATAAAATTTGTACCTGTTATATCTGGTTCTGGTGGTATTGGAAAAGCATTATTTGGTGGTGCTTTAATTGCTTTGAGCTTTGGTGTCGGTGGTTTATTTACTGCGCCATTATCTTTTGGTGCTGGTGGATTTGCTGCCGCTGGTTTAGGTGCGAAAGCAGCTTTTGGTATAGGTGCTGGATTAGTTTTAGGCGGTGTAAGTGATATGTTGTTTCCTACACCTAAACTTCCACAATTTAGTTCTGAACAAGACCCAAGGCTGTCTTTTAGTTTTAATGGTACACAACAAACAAGCAGGGCTGGTACACCAGTTCCTTTAGTTTATGGCGAAATTTTTACAGGTTCAGTTGTAATAAGTTCTTCAATAGATACTGAACAGGTGCAAGTATGACCGACAATAAAAAAATTATTCGCGGTTCATTTGGTGGAGGTTCAAAACCTTCTCCACCGCCACAACCTACAAGAACACCTGATACTTTACACAGTAAGCAGTTTGTAACTTTTTTGGATTTAATTTCTGAGGGTGAAATTGAAGGAAGTGCATCTGCTTCAAAAGATGGCATAACAGATAAAACATCAACTGCTTATCGAAATTCTTATCTCAAAGACGTATTCCTTAACGATACTCCAATATTAAGAGAAAATGCATCAACATCAGACCCACAAGATGTGGATTTTAATTTTCAAGATGTAACATTTAATTCAAGACACGGAACCGCAGACCAAACAAAAATAAGCGGTGTTGAAAGTTCTTCTTCAAGTACACCTGTTGGTGTTGAAGTAACAGCATCCTCGCCAGTTACAAGACAAATTACTAATACAAATGTTGATCGTGTAAAAGTTACAATTACATTTCCACAGATACAAGTGGCTACAGATCAAGGAGATTTATTAGGGGATACAGTAGAATTTAAAATTTCTGTTCAATATAATTCTGGTGGTTTTACAGACGTTCACACTGATACTGTAACTGGTAGAACGGCTGACGCATATCAAAAAGATTTTTCAATAGAATTAACTGGTTCGTTCCCTGTTGATATACGAGTTACAAGAATAACTGCGGACAGCACTTCAAGCAGTACAGTAAATTCTTTTCAATGGACAAGTTTTTCAGAAATAATTGACGATGCTTCTACATATGCAAACTCCGCATATAACGCAATTAGATTAGATTCAGAACAATTTAGTTCTATTCCTAGCCGGAAATTCCGTATTCGCGGTATCAAAGTAAGGATTCCGGGAGCTGGCGCTTCAAGTTCTGGAACCCCAACTGTTGATTCTGCAACAGGCCGAATTGTTTATCCAACTGGTTATATTTTTAACGGCGTTATGGGTGCGGCTGTTTGGACTTCTTGCCCAGCAATGATTTTGTTAGATGTTCTTACAAATGCAAGATATGGATTTGGAGATCATATAACAGACAGCAATCTTGATTTATTTTCATTTGTAACTGCAAGCAAATATGCCAATACTCTTGTTGATGATGGGCTTGGAGGACAAGAAGCGCGATTTAGTTGTAATGTAAATATTCAAAATTCCGCTGAAGCTTTTGATCTTATAAACGAACTAGCAGGTGTTATGAGATGTATGCCAATTTTTACCGCTGGTTCAATTACGATAACTCAAGATTCTCCAAAATCAGCAAGTTACCTTTTTAATCTAAGCAATATTACATCTGAAGGTTTTAATTATTCGGGTAGTAGTTTAAAACAAAGACATACTGCTGTTGCTGTTTCATATTTTAATATGGATAGCCAAGACGTAGATTTTGAAGTTGTAGACGATACAACCGCACAAAGTAAATTTGGAATTATTACAAAACAAGTAAAGGCTTTTGCTTGTACATCAAGAGGTCAAGCTGCAAGGCTAGGAAGGTCAATATTATTTGCAGAACAAAATGAATCTGAACTTGTTAGTTTTACAACTTCTATTGATGCTGGGGCTGTAGTAAGGCCGGGTGCAATTATTGATATAGCTGACCCTGTTCGTGCTGGTGTGAGAAGAGGTGGAAGATTATCCGCTGTTTCATCAACCACAGTTATGACTATTGATGATGCAAATGCTTCTGATTTGGCAACAACAAATTCTCCTACTTTTAGTGTTGTTTTACCAGATGGAACGGTTGAAACAAAAGATGTTTCAAGTATTAGTTCAGATGGTGTTGTCACAGTAAGTTCAGCATTTTCACAAACACCTAATGTAAATACTGTTTGGCTTTTAGCAAATACAACAGTAGAAGCACAAAAATTTAGAGTAATAACTGTTGAAGAACAAGATGGTATAAATTTTTCAATTACAGCTTTATCTTATGTTGAAGGTAAATATGATTTTATTGAAGATGGTTCATCTTTACCAACAAGAAACATATCAGTTCTTAGTGAGATAAAACCACCACCTTCAAACCTATCCGCTGTTGAAACAATTGTTCCTATAAACAATCAAGCAGTATCAAAAATTGTTTTAAGTTGGCAGCCAATTATTGGAGTTATAAATTATCAAGTGAACTATCGTTATAGCAATGGAAATTTTGTTTCTACAAAGGTTTCAAGTCCTGATTTTGAAATACTAAATAGTCAACTTGGAGTATATGAATTTCAAGTTTTTAGTTATAACGCACAAGGACAACTTTCTGCAACATCAAATAATTTAACATTTAATGCTGTTGGAAAAACTGCATTACCACAAGACCCGACAGGTTTGACAGTTGAACCTGTTTCAGATCTCTTTGTCCGACTACGTTTTGATCCTGCAAACGATATTGACGTAACCCACGGGGGGTCAATTTCCGTGCGCCATACGCCATCTGTTGACCCCGCTGTTGCAACATTTAGTAATTCAACAGAAATTATTCCAAAACTTTCAGGCAACATAAGCGAAACACTGGTACCCGCTTTGACTGGGACTTACAGTATAAAATTTCTCGATGACGGCGGACGCAGATCAGATAACGCCGCAAGAATAATTGTTACTCAACCAGACCCGCAACCAAATCAAATAATACTTACAGAAAGAGAAGACACAGATTCGCCACCATTTCAAGGAAATAAAGTCAATACATTTTATGACTCAGATTTTGATGGTCTTTTATTAGATGGAACTTTATTATTTGATGACATTACGCAAAATATTGATGATTTATCAAATATAGATTTCGCCGGCCCAATTAATTCAAGTGGTTCTTATGAATTTCAAAATGTAATTGAAATGGGTGCAATTTTTAATCTTACTTTGAAAAGAAGATTTGTAACATCTGGTCTTTTGCCAAATGATCTTATTGATTCAAGAACTGCCCTCATCGACACTTGGACTGAATTTGACGGAACTTTAGCAGAGGATGTCAACGCAAAGTTGTTAGTCGCGACAACAGAATTGGATACGACAACATCAACAGCCGCCACTTACGAACAAAGCGGTACGACAATAACAATCTCAAAATCGTCACATGGTTACGCTGTAGGAGATCAAGTTGTTATTGACTTTACTGCGGGAAGTGCTGAAGATGGTAATTATTCAATTCAAACAGTACCTAACGCAAATACTTTTACAGTTACCGCAAGCGCAAGCGCAACAATATCAAGCGGAACTTCTTGCACATACGGGGCAAATTTCTCACAATTTAATACTTTTGCAAATGGTGAATACAGGGCAAGGGGTTTTAAATTTAAAGTTGAATTATCATCAGATGACCCTGCACAAAATATTAATGTTACAGAACTTGGATATGAAGCAAGTTTAAAAAGAAGAACTGAAACTGTTAATTCAGCAATAGCAAGTCAATGCGCAACAACTGGCTCTGCAAAAACAGTAACCTTTGCAGACCCGTTTTTCACTGGTACTGGTTCTTTAGGCGGTTCAACAACAGCATTTCTTCCAACTGTCGGAATAACTCTTGAAGGGGCTTCAAGTGGAGATTTCTTTAACATAACTTCAATTACAGGAACACAATTTGTTATTGAAACAAGAAGTAGTAGCGGTTTAAAAGATTTGAACTTTAAATATACAGCGGTTGGGTTTGGTAAAGGTGGGTAAATATGTTTATATTTAAGTTATCAACTACAATATACTTATAAAAAAAAGGACTAAGTAATGGCAACACATGATTATGATATAGCCAACCAATCAGGTGCGGCTTTTAGAACAGATTTAAATAATGCCCTTGCTGCAATCGTAAGTAATAACTCAAATTCTTCACAGCCCTCAACTCGATACGCATATATGTGGTGGGCAGATACTTCAGCGGGCGTTTTAAAAATACGAAATAGTGCAAATGATGGTTGGGTAGAATTATTTCAATTAGATGGAACAATTACTCTTGAAGATGGCAATGCTACAACTCCGGGTCTTGCGTTTCGTGATGACTTGAATACTGGAATTTTTTCAAGTTCCGCTGATACTTTTTGTGTTGCAACTGGTGGTATTGAAAGAATGGAGTTAGGAACTTCAGAAACTAGTTTTAATGAAGACGGACTAGATGTAAATTTTAGAATTGAAAGTGACAATAAAACACATATGTTTTTTATTGACGCTGGTAATGATCGCATTGGAATAAATGAATCTGCTCCAAGCACGACATTACATATTGCTGGTGCAGATGGTTCAACTATTGCTTACTTTGATACAGACTTGGGTGGTCGTGGTTTAAAAATAAACACTTTTACTTCTGGCAGTGCTGCTTCCGCTGGTGTTGAATTTGAAGCCCCCGCTGGTGCAGCTAAATCCGCATTTGCATTTAAAGGTGCTAGTGAATTTATGAGGTTGGATACATCCGGTAATTTAGGTCTGGGAACCTCGTCACCCTTGCAAAAGCTTCATGTAGATGGTGGTTCAAATGACCCATTTCTTATGCTTCAAAGGTCTGGTGCTGGCGATTCACCTGTTGATATTGGTGGTATTCAATTTAGAAACAGTGCTAATACTTTAGTTGATGTACGTTGTCGAAGTATTGATATAAATGACGCTAAATTGCAGTTTTTTGTTATGAACGCTGGAACATTAGGAGAAAAAATGGTTCTTACAAACTCCGGTTACTTAGGTATTGGTATTACTGACCCAGATACAGCGATTGAGGCAGGTGGCATCATAAAAGGTGGATCATATTTTCAAGCTGGTTCAAATTCTACTGCTTCACAAAACTTTCATTTTGGAGCAGAAGGCAATGGTGAATTTAGAATGTATAACGGAAATTATGGTGCTGGTAATCAGTTATTTTTTATTAACTCAAGTGGTGATGTTGGCCTTGGAGCTGGTTCTGTTACTGAAAGATTTAAGGTAGAAACAACGGCTAATACTCAGGTTCCAATGGCTATAAATGACTCAAACAATACTTCAACTCTGACTCATAGATTAATGTTTCAAACAGGAGGAACAGAAGTTGGAAGAATTAGATCCTCAAATAGTGGAACCGAGTACAACACAAGTGCTTCAGATATAACACTTAAAAAGAATTTTGAAGATTGGACAGAAAATACTTTAGATTTATTTAAAAATATTAATCCACAAAAATTTCATTTTATACAAGAAGAAGATACAGCGGAAAAATCAAAAGGTTTTATTGCTCAAGAAATGGTAGATAGTTTTCCCGAAGCTTACACAAAAGAAGATAAAGAAGATTCCAAATATTTCTTTAACCCATCTGGAATGGTTGTTTATTTAATGAAAGCTATACAAGAACTAGAAGCAAAAGTTGCATCATTAGAAGCTGCTTAGTAATATTAAAATACTTTAATAAATTAAATGGCAACACCTCAAGAGCTTTATGACGAAACTAAAACTCGTCTTGATCTAAATATTGCAAAGTTGCAATTTTTACAAAAAGAAATACAGGAAAAGCAAGCAGAAGTGCAAAAGTTAATGCAGCCAATTATAGAAGATCAAGGTGCTTTAAAACAGTTAGAAAAGCTAAGTGATGTTGTTCAACCAGTAGAATCAAATTAAAATTAAATTAAACACTTATTATCATGGCTGTTACTTGGAATGTTGTAGCTTTAGACGCAACAAAAACTGTTGGAAGTTTATCTGATGTTGTTACTAGTGTTCATTGGACTGCAATAGATTCTGAAATTGTAGGAAGTGGTGATTCTGCTGTTGTGCATGGTGGCTCTCTTTATGGCTCTGTAACACTTGCTGATCCTGATTCTGGATCATTTACTCCTTATGGAGATATTACAAAAGATAATGCTATCGCATGGGCAAAAGCCAAACTTGGTTCGGATGAAGTGGCAAGAATTGAAACAGATATTGCTGCACAGATAACAGAATCAAAAACACCAACTAAAACTCAAGGTGTACCGTGGTAAATTCAAAATTTTACTTTTTCGTGCATTTGTTTAGTCATCATTCCACCAATTAGATATAATGGGGCAAGTCCTACCAGTAAAAACAGACACATCAATGTAATTGGTGCTAGGGCTTTAATAAAAGCTTGTTTCCACATGGCAAAAATTTCTCAAATATTATCTATTTTAAGTTTTATAATCAGCGCGTCAATGTTAGGCGCGGGGGTCTATGGTTACATGATGGTAACGAGTGATGATTTTAAAGAAAAAATGATTCAACAAGTAATTGAAAAAATACCATTACCAGAAATTCCAGAACTACCAAAAACAACAGGCGGTGTTTCTCCTTTTAAAATATAAGTAAAATATGATTTCAATTGATTGTTTTTCAGAAATAAAAACAAAATCAAATGAATTAGTTTTATATCTTGAAAATTTAGTATCTTCTGAGAATTTATCTTGGCAACAACATTTTGGATTTGATGTAATTTTTCTTGATAATTTTTGGATTCAAAAAGAATTAGCCCTAAACGAAATTAATAAAATACATCCTATTAAGCAATTAGGTTTGTTAAGAGTTAAATTTAAATCTTTTTATGATTGGCACGTTGATGATTACAGGCAATCTTGTATAAATTGTTTAGTAAGTAAAGAACATAATAGTTATTGTTTGTTTGGAGAACATAAAGATAAATGGTATCACGACAATATAATTGAACTTAAATATAAACCTTATACATATTATTTATTTAATAATCAAAAAAAACACGCAGTAATTAATTTGGATAAAAAAGATCGTTATTTGTTGTCACTTTATTTTAAAGAGGAAGCATCTTATCAAATTTTGCAAAGAAAATTAAGAAGCACTATAACCAACAAATAAATTGACAGATATTCCTGAAATTCATATTTCAAACATACATATACCAGAACCTATCCATATTGAACCGCCTATCGTCCTTGATGCGCCTATTTCTATTGATATGGGCGTTCCTGTCATTGATGCCCCTTGCGCTGTTGTACGCGATTCCCTAACAGGTGGTAAAGATCATTTTAACAACGACCCAGATGGAAATGTTGCTTTATGCGATCACACCGCGCCATTTTATTTTGCACCTGATTATTCTCCATCTGCAAAAATAATTACACCAAAACAAAACACTAAAACAGAAGCGCCAGAAATTCCAGAAATAAAAACGCCAGAAATACCAAAAACCAAAGAAAATAATGATAATAATGTAATCGAAGAAAAAGAAATTGATTGCCCTGCGAAAAACCAACAATTCAGGCTTAACGATGTAAGAAATGCAGAAGCACAGGAAAAAGTTGTAGGCTTTGAAGTTATAGATGGAAAATGTGTTGAGATATGGGCGAAAACTGATTTTGTCGATAAATACCTTCCCTCGTCTTCAGTGGTGGCAACGACCTTAGTGGTAACTATTGTCGCAACATCCGCCGCAACTGCTACGCCTTTTTTAACTAGACTACTCAAGCCAATATTCAAACAATTAATTAATCGCGCAAAAAAACTAATTGGCAAAAAATCAGGAACAAAATTCAGTTCTTCTTCTCGTTTGAAGAAACAGAAACTTCTTTCAAAGAATGTTGATGATTAATTAAAGTATTGCTTGGATTTGTCAATTCGACATCTTCGCATAATTTATAGTACTTAGTTCCTTTTTTCCAGTTATAGCCTTTGGATAAAAGATCGCCGCACGTTTTTAAACGTCCGAGTTCAAGCGCATACATATTGTCGTTTATTCTTGCTTGAATTAAATCTGATTGTCTTTGTTGAGCCTCGCGGCATAACCGCACCGCCTTTCGATCAAGTGAAATATTCCAAGATAAACTGATTCCCGGCGAAATATTATATGTGTCTTTTTGCGCTGTTCTTATTGTTTTATAGCCGATAATTTGGCCGGGGTTGTCGGGGTCGCCATCGCCTATTGTTACGCCGTTTGCATCTGTCGCCCCTTCTGTATCTTTAACTGAATATATGGGGTCAAGATAAAAATCTTGATAAGGTTTTGTGAATGAAGCCGATGAAGTGACAAAGGGTTGGATGACTAATGTATCAGATTGACAAACTACAGTTTGGCCGCCGACTTGATTTTGAAATTGTCTTGTCGGCATATTCATTACCCCCAAATTGGTAACGC